AAATCTGCTTGGAATAACTTTAATTTTCCACCTAATACATTGATGTTTGCTTGAGACTGTAATGATCCAATTGCTTGAAAATCCACACTTGGAACACAGTTGACACTAAACACAGCCGATATGTCTGCTGTGCTGTCAGTGAATGACGTTGCATCTGTTGACATTGCGAACACACTGGTCAGTGTGATGTCACCACCTCTAGTCACAGTTGCAGTCAATGTAGGTGCAAATGCTGATGTGATACTAGATGCCGCACCACGCAGTCTTGATTCTTGTGCTGTGATTGTGAACGCACCTGCATTCAGTGTGATGCTGTCTTTGACACTGCCTATGACCACACTCAGTGTAGACACAGTGGCAAGGTTGGCTGTGGCTGATGCTGGCTTGTCACCTTGTGCAGACACAGAGGCAGTGCTTGACAATGATGCATCTGCAGATCTTGGCACAAAGGTGCCGCTGCCAATGGTCTGTTGTGTGAAAGCTGACTGCAGGGCTGCGGCAGCAGATTCAGTTACTGAAATGTCATCCAGTCCATTGCCATCAAAATGCCACAGCACTTCTGTGGTTGTTGGCGAATTCACTTGTAGATTTGTGTCAGAGACTGTGGTGCTCTGCGGATTGTATTCTAAGAAAGTGCCACGGCTATAATGGAATTCATCTATGGATGTGTTAGCACCAAGACTCCAGCGTGTTTGTATTAATTCATTGAAGCCAGTCCAGGTAACACCTGTGGTGGCTGTGAGATTGATCAAGGCCTGTCTTTGACCATCTAAGAACACAGCCGCATAGCCATTGTGATAGGAAATGGCTATTTTTGTCACTGACCCACTTGTTGTAAAGGTCTGAGTGACTGTGCTCTGCCCAGTCTTGAACAGATTTAATTGGAATCCAGTGCCTGTGGTATTTGTAGTGGCTAGACGCAGGAATCTTTCACTGCCTGAGCCGTTTAGAAAAGTATAAAAGAAACTTCTTGCTGTGGTGGTTCCATCATTGTTATACGTGAATGTTAACGCCCAACTTTCGTTGGCACCTGGTGAAATATCACTGAGAGGCCCAGCAAAGATCACAGGACTGGTAGCACCAGTGCTGATGCCTTGACCGCCTGCTAGACCACTGTTGAAGAAGTTAAAGTATGGATTTTCATTGTAGTCAACAATGTTTCTTGGACGATTCTTGCCAAAGTATCTACTGGTTGTCAGTGAAGATACTGATGTTAATTGTGACTGTGCTGAATGAACTTCACCAAGTATGCAGGCCAATGCGGCTGAACTTGATAGGTTAATTGAGGGTGATGCTGTTTTTACTGCTGTGGTAGATTGAGTGGCTGTGGTTGAGGCTGTGCTGACGACATCCACTGTCTTGGCCGCCATGGCATTGAGGTCAGCGATGTGCTCCAGTAGAACATTGGCTGATCTGTTGGCCACGGCATCCACTGACATTGTGCTCACTGAGTCTAGAACCGCTGTGTGATTCTTGAATGCGTCTGCTGTGAGTGTAGGTGCAAATGCTGCCGTAAATGCAGCCTCTGAATCTCTAATGCGTGTGACTGTGCAAGATTTGGTCACTGTCACAGACACTGTGGCCACGGCCTGTGTGATGCGTTCAACTATCACAGCCTGTGTTGCAGACAAGATGAATGCGGCTTCTGCTTCAAGCAGTTGTCCACCACTCTCAAAATAGTCTGTGGCTATGTAATCAGGTATGTAGTAGCCAGTGACATCAGCAATATCACCTTGAGCACTCACTGTCACAGCCATAGGCAATGCGGCCTCAGCCTCACGGATCACTGTGAAGTAACTGGCTTCTAGATAACCTTCTTCAAAATAAAGTTGATCCACTGTAGGTCCTTAAGGTGTGTAGGGTGCTATACCGTTGTCGTCAAAGAACGCAGTTGAGGCATCAGTGCCATCCATGTGCAACAACAGCAAGGTGTTGGCATCATTCTGGAATGGTGTGGTTGATGGTGTAAAGGCTGCGGTATAACGGGCAATATTTGAAACACGGAACTCATCAATCCAACCATTCCAACTATTGGTTGTGACATTTTCTGCTCCAACATTTAAATAGGCAGTGGTGGACATATTATAAGAAGTTGCAGTTGAGGCTTTGCTAACACCATCTACATAGATAGTGGTGGTTCCACTTGATCTTACCAATGCCACATGATACCAAGTATTGATAAGGATTGTGCTGCCAGCACTTGAAACTGCTCCTGTGGCTGCTGTATAGATATTGATCTTACCATCTGTGGACACATAAAACACAGGTCTTGAATTCTGTGTATATTGACCTAAATCCGCAATAATTCTAGTGGCTGCTAATGAACTAGATCTAATCCAACATTCAACTGTGTAATCACTGGTGCCAAAATTGAATATGCTATCAGCAGAAATATTAAGTGCATCACCTGTGCCATCAAACAGGGCTGATGTGCCACCAAACTGACTTTGTGCAGTATCTACCTGTGCATTGCCAATGGCACTAATGCCTTTCTGCGTTCTGTTGGCTGTGTCATCAAAGAATTGGGTTGAAGCATCAACACCATCCATATGCATTAACAGCAGCGTATTGGCATCATTGACAAATGCTGTGGTTGCGGGTGTGAAGTTAGAGGTGTAACGAACTGAGTTTGAGATACGAAGTTCATCTATCCAACCGTTCCAATCAGTGTTAGAAATATCCCAACCAGCGGCTCCTATAAGTGTATCAGTATGGGCAAGATTTACCGCTCCAGCATAGGTGCCTGTTGATACACTGGTTCCATCACGATATAGTTTCCAACTGCTGCCAGTTCTTGTAATTGCATAGTGATACCATACACCCGTAGTTAAAGCTGTTGGATCACCAACAAGAGCACTACCACTTGAATTATAATTATAGTCAAAGTATCGCATACCATTACCACTAGATCCGCCTGCAATACCTAAGGCACCTGCGGCAAAACTTGTGCCTGTAGTTAGGATACAGTTATTGGCACCAAGGGCATTTGCTCTGACCCAAAATTCAATAGTAAAATCACCTGTTCCTAAATTTAAAGTTGATGATTGGCTAATGCGTAGATAATCATCTGTGCCATCAAATAGAGCACTGGCACCACCAAATTTTGATTGTGCTGTGTCTACCTGTGCATTGCCTACAGCAGTAATATATTTAGGCTGGCGGTTGGCTAATGCTCCATTGTCATCACGCACTACTGTGCTTCCGTTGGTTCCGTCACCGTGGATCAATAATAGTGTGTTTGCATCATTGACAAATGGCGTGGTTGATGGAGTAAATCCCGCAGTATATCTTGCTGTGCTTGAAATACGAATTTCATCAACATAGGATCGTGAACCCACACGATAATGACTGCCTATACTTAAATCTCTAGCAACCACACTAGGAGTCCCACTAATGGTAGCACTGCCTTTTTCTACGCCGTTAAGATATATTTTGATATTAGTTCCATTTCTTACCATTGCTATGTGATACCAAGTGTTAATGGCAATTTGACTGTTAGCACTTGAAAGCACAGGGGTAGTAGAACCATTATAATATTCAAATGACAAAGCACCATTTCTAGTAGAACCAAAGGACCATTGTGCAGGATAATCACCTCTATCCATAATGCCTATTGTTGAAAGTCCTGAATCATCAATTGCGTCTAATGAAGTATATCTAACCCATAATTCAACTGTGAAACCGCCAGCATATGAATTCCAATTGACAAAGGGATATGTAGGACTGGTTGTGCCAAAATAGTCTGCATTGGTTGGCACATAGATACCATTGAGATTTGTTCCTGCTGATCCTACAAGAATACTAGAACCACCAAACTGACTTTGTGCAGTAGAAACTGCCGCTGTGCCTTGAGCAATAATAGGTGTAGGACTGCGTCCAATGCCATTGTCATCTTCAAAGAATGTTGAGCCATCTGTGCCGTCAGCGTGTATCAATAGCAGGGTGTTGGCGTCATTGACAAAGGGTGTGGTGCTTGGTGTGAATGTTGTGGTGTAACGAGCAGAGTTGGAAACACGAACTTCATCCATATGTCCAATTACACCGTTGCCGCCAGGTGTATGATCTGCACCAATAATAACATTGCCTGTAGAATAGTTTGTGGTGTCAGTGTAAGTGCTGCCACCTTGCGTTCCATTTACAAATAATCTTGTAGAAGTTCCTGAACGGCTTACCGCGATATGATACCAGGTATTGGCAGCGATAGTAGTGGTAATTCTAGAAGCACTGCTAACAAAATAGATCAATGTTGATCCATCAAGATAGATTACAGGATATGCTCCGTTCGTAGGATATGGTCTAGAATCATATATAACTTTAATGCCTGACACTGTGGTAACTCTCAACCAAAATTCTATAGTAAAGTCGCCTGTGCCAAATGCAAGATCTGTATTAGGAGATGGAACTAGGTAATCCCCAGTGCCATCAAATAGAGCACTAGAACCACCAAATTTTGATTGTGCTGTATCAACCTGTGCATTACCTACAGCAGTGATTCCTTTCTTAGATCGCAGGACCTGTGCCGCAGCGGCTACTGTAAATGAAGCACCAACCATTGAACATAGAAAGCCACTCATTATGATACATTCCCAGAAATAATGCAGACTGTGCCTGACAAGAATAAAATGTTGCAGAGTCCACGAGTTGCAAGACTCACAGTGGCCTTGTCAGTGTCAGTGCCTGCAATATAGGCAGTGGTAATGGTGCAGGTAATGGTTATGGCTGCAGAATGATTGTTGGCAATTACAACAACATCACCTTCTGCAAATGTAGCATTAGGAATGGTAATTGATCCACCTGAACCTACTTGAACATATTCACCCACATCACCTACGGCCAATGTGTATGAACTGGTTTTGGTGCCTACTGGTGGCAAAACTCTATAACCTATTTTATTTGTGCCATCTATGGTATCAGTATATGATAATTGACCTGAACCATTGGTTTTTAATAGAAAGTTGGCTGTGCCATCTGCTTGTGGCCAGTTCTGACCATCTAGAACGATGCTGCCTGTGCCGTTGGGTGTCACTGTGATATTACCATTGGCACCATCTAGAATTACAATACTTCCTGAGTTGGTGCCTGAATTAGTATCTAATGTGAGATCGCCAGTGCCTTTAGTAGTGATCTTTGCATTGGTGTTATTGATACCTACACGAGTTTCTGAAGTTTCAAAATGCACCTTGCCAGTTCCATTGGGCACCACAGTGATGTCTCCATCTACACCATCCTGGATGGTGATAACACCACTGGTAGTATTGGCATTGGTATGCAATACGAGATCTGTAGCACCACTGGTTGTAACTGTGCCAGCAACCACTGTGGTTGATGTCACGCTGGTTAGTCCAGTGATTGTGGTGTCAAGATTAATTGTAACAGTATCAGTTGCTGATGCCACTGAATTTAAATTGGTGCCACCACTGATGGTCAAGGTGTTGCCATTGCTGACAGTTTGACTTGTTCCACTATCACCTGCCACGGTGAAATCAGTCATACCACTTGTGCCATTGGCTGCGGCAGTGATACGACCTTGTGCATCAACTGTGATATTGGCTGCGGTGTATGAACCTGCTGTGACTGCGGTATTGTCTAAATTAAGTGTAACTGTGTCAGTGGTCATTGCTGATGAAAGACCAGTGCCACCTGAAATTGTTATGGTGTCATTGAGATCCAAGCTCTGTGTGGTGCCTGAATCACCTGCTACTGATATGGTAGCATTTTGTAGATTAGTAAAATTTGCATCACCTTCAACGAAAGACAGTGCTGAGCCTTTACCCGCTCTTGTAACGATTGTTGGCTTAGCCATTGAAACTCTCCTTGTAAGTAAAAAGAGGGTGCTAGAACACTAACACCCTCTGTGAGCCAATTAGTCTAGGCTGATGGTCAAATTGCCAGAACTTACTTGAAAGGTGTCGCCAGTTTCGATGGTCTTGGAAGTTGTTACTGCACCATAGAATAGCACATTGCCTGAACCTTCTACATCGCTGTCAACCACTGCCACGTGAGTGATAGTGCCGAAGTTTGCAGTAGCAGTTGGGAATGTCACAGTAGCGTTGGTAGCAGAACTACCACTGGCTGCGGCTGCGAATGTCACTGCTTGGCGAGCATAGGCTGTGCCAGAAGTAGAAACTTCATTGGTGTGGCTACCTGCTTCGCCTGGGCTGGCTGTGTAAAGAGCCAAGAAGCGTGATGGCTGTGTGTATGCTGTGGCTGTTAAAACGTGATCGAGAATCTTGTTCTCTAAATAATTGGAAGCTGCTGACATGAATGTCTCCTTGATAGATATGTTGTCATTAGGCAGACAACATATGGTTGTCTGTGGTCCATGTTGGACTATGAGTATTTATAGAAAAATTTAAAAAACGCTGGAAAACTACAAAATCAATGTAGATCTACCCAAGCACCACCAGCACGACCTTGAAACTTGTTGGTGCTTGTATTGTAGATGATCATGCCATTCACCGCGGTCAAGGCATCTCTGTCTGTGGTATCAATAGTAAACAGTCTAAAGGCAGCATTTGCATACACATATCCTGTGCCAACTGCTACCAATCCAACTCCTCCATTTGCACCACCACTGACAAACACTGAGGCCCTTCCACTTGATACGCCATCGGTTCTTAGAGTGATACTGTCATCACCGTCTGTGGTTATGTAATTTTGTGACCCACCTGCACCTGATAGCGTTATTCTATCACCCGTCACGGCCAAATTACCGTAGACAGTGACATTGGTGCTGCCTAGGCCTATAGCAGTGGGATCAACCAATGGATCTCGCAGTTGCAGACCCTGCCCTGAATTTGTGTCTATGGTCACTGTGCCTGAGCCATCTCCTACAACTATGGTGTCTGCAATCAATCGTATTTGACCAGTGCCTGCAGGATTTAGTTCAATGTCGCCATTGCCTGTAGAAACAATGTTTTGTCCATTAACATCTAAGGCACCACCCAACTGTGGTGTGGTATCTTCTACCACATTCACCAGTCCTGTGGTAGCACCTGTGATTGTCACTGTTTTAGCAGTGTTGTTGCCTGTGAGCGTGATACCAGTGCCCGCTACCAATGTTATGGTGCCATTGAGATCAGCTGTGACCTGTGTGCCACCTGTGCCTGCTGTAAGGGTTAGTGTGGCATCAGCAAGATTCTGAAAGTTGGTGTCTAGTTCTGCATAGGTCAGTGCGGCTGCTTTTACTGCTCTTTTTGTTATAGCGGGTTTGGCCATTATCTCATTTCCTTGGTTTTTTCATTAATGTTTGAGAGCATTTCACGCATGAGATGCTCATTGGCCTTGTTGGAATTATTCAGGCCTTGGATTAAAATGTCTATGGTATGACCTTGTTCTTCTACACGCTTGGCCAATAGGTTGTGTGCTGTGATCAGGGCCTGTATGTTTTTGTCCATGTTGATCATGGCTTGATAGGGATCAAATGAGTTGTCAAACAAGAGCCATCTCCTTTTTGTTTTTACGTCTTAGTGCAAACTTGCCAATCTTTTCTCTTGAACAGATATTGTAGTGTTCACCTCTGGTTATGATGTGAACATTGTCTAGATGCCAGCCCTTTTCATAGTCTTTGCGAACCAGGCAGTATTGATGATTGTGACGTCCTTTCTCACGATAGAGATCATTGTGTCTCCATAACTCAATGTATTCATCTGGTGAAATAGTCCAGGCCTGATCAAAGTATTTGGCCTGTGCTCTGGCTCTCATACAGTCCATAAACAATTTGTGGTCTATGGGATCTGGGTAACGACGGCAGTGTGGTCTTGGTCCTAGTTGTGGCATAGTGTTATTTATTAAAGCCCTTGAGATGCATGGTAAAAAGAGCCAGTTCACTGCCTTCTGCCCAAATTTCTATGTGCCGCATGTATTTGTCATGCAGGTTGGTGTCTTGGATAGTGAATGTGATGTCAGGTTCGTATTGCTTGTAGCCTGGTATGAAGTATTCCAAAGCGTCATTGGGATTGAACATGCTCCAAAAGTTTTTGTCATTGAATTCTTGATCAAGTATTTTTTGTTTCATTGATATACTAGGGCATCACGAAGTTTGCCCATCTCCAATCTTGATGGTTGTTCTAAAATACTGCCCATGCTGTTGTCTATGTGAAACTCAATTTGACCATAGTTGCTTTGCACAAACCAAAAATCTCTTTCAGTGGATAAGATCCAAACTTTGTTTATTTCACTGTGTGCTAGACAAATGTCATGTGGTTGACTGTATCCAGCATTTCTTTTATAGACTATATAGGGCACTATGTCAGCCCATTTGCTGCCAAAGTCTCTGATGATTTCTTTTTGCCAAAGTCTAAGATCACTTTGATGTTGCATTTCCCACCACTTGGTCCAAGGTGTCTTTGTGTTATCAATGGCAAAACATTCATAACGATCTCCTTTGTCTGACTGGATATACCAAGCATCATTTTGTTTTTGTAATTCAATTTTTCGCTTGTAGTTGATCATATGCCTAACTCCTTGGGATCTTGCCAGGGTTTTGTATATCCTGTAATGCCGTGATATCCAGTGGCTATGCCATTTTTATTTGTAAATGCTGGTGATGTTTCTTTGTCTAACTTAAAATTCCAAATCTTATGTTCATAAACTAGATCCACATTCCAAACTTCCTGTGTAAAATAAATCATTGCGGCAAAATCTAAGAGTGTGCCTGATTTCTTTGGTTTGCCTACTTTGGATATTTTGTATTCATAGTCATCACGTAGTTCCATAAGATATTCTACCAAACGCCAATGACTTTTGCTTCCTTGTGTTTCTCTACCTCTAAACACATAACTCCTTGGACTATTAAGATTGGCTGAACAGGCAAAACGAGTGCCATCATGCCTAATAATTGTAATTTTGAGGGTGTGCCCTGGATTGGCAAATAAATCTAATTTCACACCTCTCCAATTGGCGGGCAGGGTTCCACTTGAGGCTAAAGCCTCTTCAAATGAGAGCGTAGCGATGCCACTAGAAGACGAAGTCATCACTTCTTCCTCATTGTTCTCTTTAGAGACTATGCTTGTGTTGTTATTGTTATTATTGTATTTGATGTTATTAATCATTGTTATCTGATTGAGGATATCTTTTGCAGTTGCCATTTAATTTACTCCTGATAATTTTTCTGCATCTTGCTGTGACAGCCATTGAATGTGTTTGTTGCATTCTACACATCGCAATGCGGCATAGTGCTTGCTGCCTGGTTTGGTTAGGTGAACACTCACAGCATGAGTGTCGTGTTTGTTAAGTTTGGTGATCATTCAAATAGATCCCTAAATGTGCCTGCTGATGCTCGGCGATCTTCTTCATTCCAAATATCATTGATCTGATCAATTATCACATTCTTGTCTTCGCATTGCCAAGCAATGATGACTTTGCTGTCTGCATTGATCAAAACCTTGTCTTTGTGTGTTTTGGTTTTTAAATTATCCAACACAAATCCATCGTTGGCGTTGTCAATGACGTGCTGCCAGTTCTTGTAGTTGTGATTGGGCTTGTCCACATAGGTGGTATACTGCTTGCGGTCTTTGATGCCCAGTAGGGTTATCTGCACCATCTCTGTGCCAAATTTACTGGTCTTGTGTTCTTGTGATACAACAAAATAGGGCTGTGTGATTGCCATAGGTTCTCCTGGTAAGTTCATATAGTATATTTAGTCTGCGACTAAAAATCAACCCCAAAACGTGAATTTGGCTTGGTCAAGGCGAAGCCCCACGGATGGGGGCTTCTAACAGGCATTTGAGTCCAATGGCAGTAGAACTCGACAGCCCAACATTATCTTACCAGGAAAATATTGTGTGCCTGCTAGATCTATTTATTTGAATTCATTGTATCAGGGTATTTTGTGATCACGCCTGGGTCTTGTTCGGGTGATTCTTGTTTGACCTGTTGTGGGGGTTTTTTGTATTTGGCTGTGAACTCTCCAGCAGCCCAATTTAGAAATACCTGACTGGCTGGACCCTGTGGCAGTGTGAACTCACCTGTGTAGGGATCCTTGTATTTGTTGCAGACTAGGCAGCGAGTTCTACGATGTGCTATGTGGCGTGGCTGTTGATAATAGAACTTGATCTCCATCTGCCGTCCATTTTCACAGTGCCGCCCACAGTCTTCACAGTCCACAGGTTTGATGTTGACCTTGACCAATTCAGGTGCGTGTGTGGGATTGATGCCTTTGAAAAGCTCAGCAAACACTTGTTCATGCTCTTCTTCATACATTTCTTCACGTGAGGGACGGCCACGGCCTCTGGCTTTTTGTTCACCGCGTTTGACATCACTGATAGATATTTTGGGCATACGCCATTCAGCCACTTCAGCAAGTTTTTGTTTGAGTTCGTCTTTGGTCATACCATATTTAAAATATGGCTCTTATTTGTCAGCGAGATGTGGCGTGGACTGGTGTATGTATTAGATGGTCTACAAATGCAAAATTCTATTTTGAGCCCACAAAAAAACGCTGTTGTTGATGTCGCAAACAGCGTTTTTTTTCAGTGATTTTTCTAGATGGCTCTTAAATTTTCTTCACGAACTCTATGACCATAGGTAAAAATGTAGCACCACAGAGAATAATCAATATGGCCCAGATTCTGTTGTCAATTTTATCCACTTTGGTTTCCACACGGTCAATGTCTTCAGCCATGTGAGCCAAGTGATTGTTTTTGATTATTTCAATTTCCTTGGCTAACTCTTTGATAGTCATGTTAGGCCACCGCTGTTGCTGTTAGAGTAAAGGCACTGGTCAAGGCAGCACCAACATCGCCCGCCTGTGTCATTAATCTTACCACACGCCATTTGGTGCCATCATATACTGCTAGACAGGCTTGTCCTGCATCACCATCTGTGAGATATGCCATGTCACCTGCCACAGGTGATGTAGTGCCAGTAGCTGTGCCCAAATCAGCAGTGACTATCTGTGACAGTCTCAATACCTTCTGTAGACTCACAACTCCAGAAGCTGGCTGCAGAGTGATATTGCCTGCATTGGTAAAAAATGTGGCAGGCAGTAGATTACCTAGGATTTTGCCGCTGCCATCTAAGATCAGCACACCCTGTGAAGCATTGGCAGATGCTATGATAGCATTTACTGCCACTGCCATGTTGTATAAGTCAACACGAGCAAGACTAGGATCATCATCTCCACTGTCTAGATTGGCTGTTGATATTACTGTTCCTGTTGGAAATGTCATTTTTTCTTCCTCTGTATATTTAAACTGTTTATTCCAGAACCACTAGATTACCACCAAACATTGCCTGTCTTGGCAGTGCTGTTATGGTGATATCAACCACGCCATCTCTAGGATCATTGTCTATGCCATATAAAGCAAAACTGGGTGCTGAACTGGATTTGGATTTGACCACAGGTATCAGTATCTCTGAATTGGCAGTGTCAGACACATAGAGATTTACTGCATAACTGGTGGCATTCTTGGGTTGAATGTGAATGTCTTTGATCAGGCTCACTGGTGTAGGCAGTGCTATGATTCTATTGGTGTTGGTGCCGCTGAGTGTGCTGGTGACCACATTGGGTATGCGATATTCTTTCACAGTGGTGTTGGCAGTGATCAAGATCTTGATAAGTTCAGATCCTTGAAGCACGGCAGTGACATAGCAGTATCTGCCATAGAAGCCTGGAATGTTCAAGTTGCCATCTTCTAGATAGTATTCTGTTTCTTCACCACCAAACACTCCTGTGTCACTGACATGGATAAGATAGTCCAAGCTGCCTTGAAACTCTGCTTCTATGTTCAATGTGAAATACTGCACAGCACCTAGATCTATCAATGGTGCTGTCCAACGCAGTAGATTAAAGGTCTGTATGTAATTGGTGTATTGATTCCAATCAGTGCCAGTGAGGCTTGACCAAGAACTGCGACCCTGTGCTTTGATCGTGGCAGACTGTGAATCTAATGTGCCATCTGTGTAGGGTATAAATCCTGTGATAGGCAACATTGATGCTGTGACTGTTAAGGCTGCTTGTGCTGATTGAATTGGCATGGTTTATCTCAATATACTGTTACGCCAACTGGATTGGCAAGGTAAAAACTATAATTGGTATAACTGCTGTTGATTCTTGGAAATCCACGGCCGAAATCTTCGTTGGTCAATTGACTCACAGTGACATTGGTCAGTGCTTCATTAATGTTTCTATAAAAGCCAGCATCAAAAGTATTGTAATCACTGATCAATCTGTAGTCATCTCTGGGTTGATTGGCAGATTGTATGCCATCTACTTCTGTTTTGAAACCTGCGTTTGTGACTCCAGCAACATCTGTGTAGAAATCTGTGAGTCTCACAGCCTTGGCACCTTCACCACCATCATTCAACACAAACAGATATTCTGCAGGGTAAATGATGTTGCCATTGCCAACACCAAAATAAGGATACATGAGACTGAGTTGTAGCAGTGAACCATAACCTGGTCCTGGATACGCTCCAGTTGGGCCATATATGCTTTTGAACACGCCACCTGTAGGTGAACTGTTAAACACATAATAACTGATAGGTCCACGAAGGTTCACTACATAAACTCCTGAACCTTGATGTGTTAGACTGCCTCTGGGTATGGTGACTTTTTCCCAAGCACCTAGACCATAATATTTGGCCAATTGTCCTGCAGTGGTTCTGGCAGCACCTGACCCACTGTAGACTCTGCGATAGCAAACAAGACTGGTGAATGTTTGATTAGGTGCTTGAAATGTTAGTTCAAACCATGCATTGAGTCTTGGCTGTAACGCTGAGTCTCTTTTGGTTTCGTGGCCACCTAGTGTGGTAGCACCATTGGCAGGCAAAAACGAACTATCTGAAGAATTGTATTTGGCCAGTTGTCGTTTGGTCCACTTTTGTGGTATGATAGTGGCCACAGCAGGGAATGCCGCAGTGACCTCTGCCAACACAGTTTTGGTGTCTTTGGTTTCCCAGTTGAACGCACTGTTGTTGAGATCAAGGCCTGAAGCACTGCCCATAGGTATGCTGGCTCTGCAATAGAAACAATTGGTAGATTCTGTTTCAACACCAGCTGCTGAATATTTTACCACTACCTGCCATTCGTATTTGATGCCATGTCTATAATCGCCTGACAGTTCATGAAACACATAGCCATCACCTAATGGCACACGACCCACATCCACAGTCTTGAAATCTGGATCAGCACCAGGTATGACTTCCCTGTATCTTATGCGATAGCCTCTGAATGAAGTGTTGCTTGGTGGATTAAAACGGAAGAACAGTTTGTTTTCTGTTGGTGACGGTCTAATATGATGGAAGTTAGGCAACAGAGCCGCACCGCTGGCATAAATCTTAGCTGGGTCTTGTTGACTGGCCAATGCTATTTCACTGGGCTTGGGCAACAATTGACTCTTGCCTGACGAACTGGCTGTGCCTTCTGTGCCCACTGACACAAAATCATAAAGACCAGTGCCGTTGATTTCCACAGGGCCTCTCAATGGTCCAATCTGCTTTAGAGCAGTGGTGCCATCTTTGTATTTCAATCTCACTATGAAATCATAGGACTGAAATATCACAGGCGATGTTATGGCATCAATGCCTGTGATTGGATATATTGGTGCACCAAAGTCTCCTGCAAGATCCCATGATATACTTGACACCACACTTTTGTTTGCTGGTATCAATAATTCTTCACGCTGCCAATAGGTATCATCCTTGTATTTGTAGTAGACAAAAATGCCTTCTATCAAAGGATTTGTAGGCGAAGTAAAAGTATACAACAACTGTGTCATGTTCACAGTCATGCGTCTTGGATTCTGTGGCACACCACTTGATAGTTTAGGACGAATCTCTAAAAAGTCTATGTTGTCATCATACACAGGAGCAGTAGGTGTTAGACTGGCAGGTGGTTGCCATGCACTCTGCACTGACAGAGTAGAACCAGCACCAGTGCCCAACAATTCACCAAGCACAGTTTGACTCTGCACAGCACGGAAATAACCTGTGACCACACTAGAACTGGCACGACCATCTGTGGCATAGGCTCTGACATAGTATTCATACTGGCCAAGATTGCTTAATGGACCTATGGTGGTGCTTATGAGACCACCTGGACCAGGCTTGGCATCAAATCTCACTGAAGTCCAGCCACTGTATTGATTTGGTCTCCACCAAAATAGTGCGTAGTCATAGAGTCCATCACTGGGCTGTGTGAAGTTTATGGTAAACACACCTGATGTGGCGTCACTGCGAGTGTAGACCACGTTCTTAAATGCCAGCACAGCCGCAAATGGCGGAGGTGGTGGAGGTGGAGTTGGCACCACATTTATAGGATCCAAAGGCACAGTAGGCGGTGTGGTTGGATCTACTGTGATAGGTCCTGGATTGGTAAATTCAGGTGCTGTGGGATCAGTAGCAGGTGGGTTTGTAATCACTGGTGTTATGGTGACTGGAAACACCGCATTGGTTGGCGGCACCAAGCCCAGTGGATTGGCATTGAATGAACCTGGGAAGTAAATTATTGATCCCTTGGGCACATAGGTTGGCAACACAATATCTTCTTCACCAACTCTGGTATAAGGATAGATGTCATCTGGATTACGCACACAACCAAGATCCACTGTCATGTCATTGTTGATCTTGATGCTGACCACACGCCATGGATCTGTGCCAAAGTTTAGAATATTTGAATTGATGCGTATGCTGTCACCTGGCTCTAATTCCAATGCACGGCTTGTGGCAGTGAACACACAGGATTCTTGACGTCGTTGTTTGTTGAATATCAGTCTTGCAAAGTCTTTGGCAATGGCATAGTTGGTGATACCACTCAGTGTGGTTTCATATTTGTTTTCACGTCCGCCATCAAGATTGATGTAGACCTGACGTTCCGCTTCTGTTTCTGGATAGATCACAGTCTGTGTAGAGAACTTTTGATCTGGATCCACATAGGTCACTGCCACCACATTGTATTTTGATGAACGGTCAATGCCTGTGAATGTAACATCACTGACAATGTCGTCTTTGGTCATGGTCTGCACTATGGTAGCTGCCCCTGACAAGATGTCTGTGTCATTGCCTGCATCTTCAATGCGTAGTTTGTATTTGCCCTGCACATATGGCATGTATGCACGAAAGTTCTGCAACATCATTTTGACATTGCTCATCAGAGTGGTGTCTGTGTTTACCACCATGTTGAGTGTGAGGATAGGACCTTGAATACCTTGTGTGGCTAGATAGGTCACTGTTTGATTGCATTTTCTTGCGGCTGCTTTGAATGTGGTGTAGTCAATGTCATCATTGACCAAGCCTTTGCCGTATCGGGGATTGCGTAGATAGTCTAGCAAACATTCTGCTGGATTTGTGGAATAACGCACAGGATTGGTATCATAATCCTGTGTTTGTGTTGTGTCTACTAACAGGCTGGCCACACGCTTGCCTAACAGACCAGCGGTCAACTGTGGGATGTTACCTGAGAATGGATTGGCATCTGCATCTGCCTGTGTTTTAATTTCACGCCATTCATATCTGGCAAAGATCACTGCCAAGCCATTGTAGACCATGTCTGAAGTGAAACTTGGTGCTTCTGCAAATATGTCACCTTTGACTGTGGTGCCTACTGGACTGCTTCTAGGATTGGCAAAGTTCACACCTGGGAAGAAACGCAGTTGCACACGATCCTTGTAGCGATCTGCGTTCACTGTAACCAATGATCCACCATTGAGAGCACCTACTTGATCCACTGGCAGTTGCCAATCATCAATGTAGACTTCACGTAGACCTTCTATGGTGCCTTCACACAACACATAGGCCACATAGAGGTATTTGTTAGAAGCACTACCTGTTTCAGCAAATGATATGGCAGCTCCTAGTTTACGATAACCATAAACCACTGGAATCTGACTGGTGCTGCCTTGTCTTTGGATTAGAACACCTTGTTCACGTTGAGCAGCCGCTTCACTGTTGCCCATGTCTGGTATGCTGGGCATGAACGGCTGTAGAACAAAGTCCATGACTGTGTTGACAACCTTTTCACCTACCTTGGTAGCACCAATACCAGCACCAATAATGGCACCAACTGGTCCACCAACCAAGAAGCCAACTACACCGCCTACAAGACTACTGAAAAATCCCATTATGCAATTTCCTTGTTCATGATAGACACTCTAACTGGAGAGAATCCTAGTTCATCATAGACATCGTGTAGTCTATCTAGTTTGTTGCCAATGTCAATGGCTCTGACCTGTGTGACTTTGAATTGTTGGCTCCATGCAGTGAATTCATCTACTAGACATTCATAGTTGTTGATGTCATCAAATTCTGGAATCAAATACAAAAACTGTATGGTAGCAGTGACCTGTGTCTCTACTGGATCTTGTGAAATGAAACCACCAATCAAGCCCACAGGGCGTTGACCGTTGACTGCTATTCTAAAAAATAGATTGGGTCTGATGCAGTATTCACGCACAGTTTCTCTAGCACGATCTTGATCATACTGTTCATCACTGATAGCAGCGGCTTCACAGTAGTAGTTGAATAGATTCAACACCACATCTAATTCTCTTGGCTCCATGGCTCTGATTATCATGCACGACCCCATTTGAATTCTGTTTGTCCAACCCAACCTGACTTTTCAAAGGCCTTGTCGTATTGCACACCTTGGAACAACCAGTTTGACCAATTGTTGGTCTTGCGTCCATTGGTTCTTTCAAAGTCTGCAAATAGGCTGGAACAGTCCACACTGAGTTGGCAGGTGTTGGCAGTTTCTTGAATGGAGAAGTTGAATATGGTGCCATCATACATCATTATAGGTGCTGCCACTAGACTCAATGGATCTGTTCCAGTAGGACCAAAACTTAGAAAGGCCTTGTAGATCACAACTCTTGCACCTTCAACTTCATAGTTGATGAATTTGCTAACATAGCCATTTGAAATGCCTGATAGTGTTACTGTGAACTTGCCCACCTTGACTTCCATCTCTTCACTCATACCACCAAAGCCAATAAAGTTGCCTTGTGCTAGATATGTGTTGTTGCCTGCGTCTGGAGCAGTGGCAGAGTCAAATGTGACATCAAAGCCACCATTGCACAAATACAAGGTGTCACTGCCACCAGCAGTGGTCTTGAGATGCAGTTCTACACAATCAACTGATATGGTATGATCGCGATAGTATTCGTCTTTGTTGGCTGTTGATGCAAATGCTTTCATTACCAGGTTTCTCTCATTGACACTGACATTGCAGTGATACCACCATATCCTACATCAAACTCTTGTTCAGGACCTGCTAGAATTGCAGTAAATGGCACAGCAGTAATTGTCAAATTGGTTGATGATGGCACAGCACTGACCAATGGTCCTGAAAAGAACAGAGTGGCTGTGCCTCCTGAATTGCTTGTGCATGGACTCACACACTGATAGACCTTGGTGTGGTTGTTGAACTTGAAGTAATCACCTGAAGCCAACACTGACTGTGTGTTTCCACAATTTGTTAATGTCACAGATGTTGAACCTATGGCAGCTGTGGCTGATAGTCTTGGCACACTTGCAGTCTGTGTGGCCAAGGCTGAATAACTTAGTCTAGGCAACACGATTTCAAAACTAAACTGTGGTCCCAATGCCTGTGCCAAATAACCTTTGACTGTGCCTGCGTCTAGTCTATTGAGGTTGGGATATTTTACTTCCCAAGAATAAAAACTTGTGCCCATGCCAATTCTTCTAACCTTGCCACTCATGGTGCCTGTGACCTGAGTAGGCGTGTTGGTCTTGAAGTTGATTGATTCAAAACTGGGGCTTGCTGGATATTGCGTTGCTAAGTCAGCCATTATACCATGCTCCTTCTACCTTTTTCTAACATAGCGTCAGAGATAATTTGTTGTATGACACCTTTGCGTGATGCCAGCAATTGATCAAAGCCTGTGGTGTCATTGGCCACGATTGTGAAATTCACATTGGTTACACCGCCACCTTGTAGGTCTCCATTTCTAGTTATGCTACCAGTGGTAGAGGGTGTGAACAGTTCTGGTCCGCTTTCACCAACGATATAACTCTTGCCACCCATCACAGGTCCACCCAGTGCTCTTCCTGAATAGTTTTGACTGCGGATCTGTGCCACCTGTGCAAGACCAGCTGCCACTGCACCAGCGGCAGCGATCAAGCCGAATGGGAATGGATAAGTGGCCAGGGCTTTGGTAGCCGCCATGTAGGTGTTCATTATGGCATTGGCAATGTTGAATGCCTTGGCTGCTTCAAATGCTTTCTTGTTCTGTGCTCCCAGGGCGTTGAATATTGTGGCACCTTGTTCAAGAACAAACTGCGTTTTTTGTAATTCACTTTGCTTTTCAAACTTGATGCGTTCGTCAACAATGGCCTTCTGACGTTCATTGGCACCAACTTGTTGCAGTATGGCACGATCTTTGTCACTCATTGTGGCGGCCATACCTGATCTTTCTTTCATTAACACAGTTTCAATGCGTTTGAGTTCAAGTTCTTGAATCTTGAGATTATAGGCTCTGGCCAATTCTTCACGCTGAGCATAATACTGTTGTTCACTAATCAACTTGTTATCCAGCATGGCCTGTAGTGCATCTTGATCACGCTGATATTCTTTTTCGCTGGTAACACCACCTAACATGCCACCACCCAGTGTTTTCTGTAGATTGATACCACGATTGATCTTTTCTAATTCAGTTTGTTCTCTGGTGTAGTTGGTTATGGCTTCAGCGATAGCAGCCTGTTCACGAGCCTGTTGTGTGAGTTTGATGCTATTGGATAATCTTTCGCGTTCAGTGGCAGTAAGGTTTCTACCCAACTGCTCTTGCAGTGTCATGATCTGACGTTGTTCTTCACGCTGGTCTTTGTCAGAGATAGCCAATAACAGTCTTTCATTGTCCAAGGACTTGAGAGCAGTGTTGATCTGACGTGTTTGATCTGCCAATTGATTTTTCTGTATAGCAGTGGTCAGTTGTTCGCGTTCTTGTGCTGTGAGTGTGCGACCAAACTCTAATTCTTTGGCACGGATGGCCAATGTGATCTGTCTTTGATTTTTGTCTTCAATGGTTAGACCCAGTCTTTCTGTTTCTAATCCTTCTAGAGTCTTGGTCATTGAAGCCTGTTGTTTGGTTGCTTCAAGAGCCAGATAAGCATCCGTGATTCTCTGTTTGTCTTTGGAACTCATACTTGCTTTTACCAATGCAAGTTTTTCTTCTTCTTCACGGATCAGTTTGTTGATGTTGGCCTGTGCTTCACCAAGAGACAATTTTTCTTGTTCAAACTTGGCACTTTGTTCTAGTTTGACAATAGTCTGTTCAAGAGCCTTGAGAGCCTTTTGCTGTTCTTGATTGGGCTTTTCTGCTTCCACACCAACCTGCTTTCTTAGTTCTGCTTCTTTTTTCAGTTCAGTCTGTGTGTTGGCATTGATGGCAGCGGCTTTCTTATCTAGTTCATCAAACTGATCACCTATCTTATCCACTACTACGGCAGCACCAACTAGGCCTGCCACAGCACCTGCGATCTTTAATAATGGATTCTTACCTAACACAGCATTCAACATGGCAGCGGCTGTGGTGGCTACCTTAATGGCCTGATACATCTTGATCATGGCTGTGGTGGCAGCAATCACACCTGCTGTTAATCTTGCTGCCACAAAGTAAGCAGCCAATATGGCCATGGCCTGTGTGGCGATCCTAATAGTAGGTATCACACGCTCACGGATGATGTTGCCTAGGCCTCCACCTTCTTTGGCCGCTTCACTTAGACTCTGTGCTATGGCAATGATATAAGGTGACAGTTCTGCCAATGCTGATTTCAACACACCTTGTGCGATGAACGTGAGTTCATCAATGGCATCACCTGCTTTCTCAAAATTACGAACATCAAGATCGCTGAGTGCAATGCCCATCTTCTTGGCTTCTTCAGCGATACGAGCCGCATTGTCAGCGACTTCCAATAGTCTTGGACCTTGTTTGCCCAGTAGATCAATGGCCAGTGCTGAACGCTCTGCTGGATTGGGTATCTCTCTCAGTTGTTCTGTGATCTTGGCTATCTGCTGATCAGCAGGCAGTGTTGACAGTTCACGAACGCTGAGTCCCAGTCTTTCTAAGGCATCAGTGGCAGGACCAGTGCCTTTCAGCAGTGCATCACCTATGTTGCCCTGCAGTCTAAACAGTGCTCCATTGAGTTCATCTGCACCAACACCTGCTAACTGTGCTGACTGTCTTAGATAACCCAACTGCTGTGCTGTCATGCCCAAGGCTTTGCCAATGTCAGCCAGTTCACCTACACTGTCTGCCACTGACTTAAATGCTATGGCCACACCAGCACCTGCGGCAGTGAGTGCAGCCAACGCACCGCCAACAACACCACTGACCTTGTCTAGGTCTTGTAGTGCAGACTCAAGGTTGTTAATGGCACGTTCAGCACTTCGAGTATCCGCCGTGATCTTAATGTTGGTTTCTGCCACTATCTGCTCCTTGATTTCTGTTGTGCTTTCTTCATTTCTTTGTGTTCCCAATTATAGAATGCCACCCATGTGCGAAATTCTATAGTGGTCATTTCAAACACCTGCTCTAATGTGAGACCCAGGTCTTTTGCCAAACGGCAGGCAAACATGAGGTCTGGATCTCCTATTAGTTTTTTTCTACCTTCTCCAAATCAGTTTCTTCATCATTGGCAGAATTGATCTCACCAACAACACGAATGATAACACTTGGATCTACTTCATTCAGCAATGCAGCCTTGTCAGCGAAATTGAACATCTTGGAGCCGTCTATGTTACGGGCTTTGACAATTAGACTTTCTACTAGAGCCTCTACTTGTTTTCCTTGACTGGCCAACTCTATGAGTTTGCCTTGTTCTTTTAGCGTAAGGGTTGGTTTGAAATAGATGTCACAGGACCATTCAGGAACTGTGATCTTTTTCATTTCACCACTGATCTTTTCACGGAAGTGGCTGGTTGCGTTATCTAATACTTTACTCATTTTAATTTTCCTTTGACAGAGGTTAGTGTGGGGCCAATAATACCCCTTGGGGCTTGTTTGCTCTTGACATACGGTTTTTCTAGGTAGCCCACATAAGGCACTTTGTTCTCAACAGTGAAGTTATCCTTCTCCATCTTCTTTTCCCAACCCTTGGCAGCTCGGCCAGTGCGTTTGGGTGTGAACTTGGGTGCCTCTGTGACAATCGTATCTGCTACTCGCTCCAGAAAGCCGCGGTAATCTGCCTCTACCTGTTTCATGGTATCTGACACACCGCGAACCTCTATCTTAAGATTCATTATACAGCATTGGTTGAGTAAGTGGCAGCACCAGTTCCTTGGAAACTGATTGAAGCTTCTACCATACCATCAAATGATGAATTGACTGTGTAGCCAGTCACAATTAAATTGCCTGTGAACGCATAGTCTGATGTAGATGAATAGTTTTCTTCAAGATAAAACTTGCCTGCAACACCACTAACACCTACCAATCCAGCAGTAGGATTGAATTTGGCTTCGTTGGTGTCAAAGTCTGAAGCATCAAAATAAACATCTGCTGAACCTGAGAATGAACTCAAGCCAGTTATATATGTGCGAACATCTGTGCCCATTGTGCTTGTTTCAATAGTATCACGTGTCATTTCAATTGAGAAATTGCGAACTGATAATACTGATACGCTATCAATTGTAATAGCACCGTTATTTCCTGTTATTGTAGCCATCGTGGTCTCCTAATTAGGCTGTGTATGTGCAAGCACCAGAACCTTGGAAAGAGATTGAAGCCTCTACCATTCCGTCCATGCTTGCACTTACTGTGAATCCAGTGATGATAACTTCACCTGAGAACTTGCCTGCTGTGTCTGCAAGATAACCTTCAAAGGTCAATGTTGCTTGACCCACAGTTCCTGAAGTTGGATTCAGCACTGCGTGAGTGGCAATGGTTCCTGTAGAGGCTGCTGGATCAAAATAGATATCAGCTGAGCCTGACCAAGAACTTAATCCTGTGAAGTATGTGCGAACATCCACACCCATTGTGGTTGTCTCAATAGTATCACGAGTGAGTTCAATTGAAAAATTACGCACTGCGGCAATGGTTGCTACTGAACCACCTACTGATGCGTCTAGTTTTATGACGCCGTTGTTACCTGTTAATATGGCCATTATTCGTCTCCTTGTTGTTTAATATTGGCTGCTTCTACGGCTGTTACGGTCGCCTTAGACTTCACCGGGGGCTTGAGACGAATAACCTCTTCTCCTGCCTGTTCTGGTTCAACGGGTTTGGCATTTGATTCTTGCCATCCTGCTGATTGCATTAGTTCTAGTTCATTAGGCTGACAGTATCTTGTCATGCCTTTCTTTGTTAAGTGTATTTTCACGTTGATCCTCTTAGATAATTGTAGGTCACTGCATAGGTAATTAAGAATTCAGCCAGTGGTGGTTGGCGATCTATGATCTCCACTCTTGTAATTTGACTGTCTGTGACACCACTTGAGATTAGTTCTCTGTAACGATCGCTGTCTAGAGCTTCTTCAATGCGTTCTATGAGATCATTACGCTGACGGTCTAATTCAACACCTCTAACATAGGCACGGATTGAGTATTCAATCCGGCCCATACGACGACCCGCTCCCGAGTTACCCATTGTGATAGTTTCTCTATCTTCCACTGTTGGCTGCACGAATATGGCAGGAAATTGTGTGATGGCCAATTCTTGGATCACCACTGGTTCACGAGTCACAAACACTGGACGTGGATCAGTCATGTCCTTGAGCACTTGAACAATGTTTTCTGCTACCTGTTGGCGAATATTCTGTGCCATCATCTAACCAATCTAAAAGGAGTCACTGATTTGACTTCACTGCTTTCATATGTGTTGTCATCATCCAAATCATAGCGAACACCTTCACGAAGCACAAGATCCATCTCGTGTTCAAAGCGACCTTGATAGTAGGTCATCATCATTTGGAATTTGTCTGGTTCGCCACCTGAGAACTGTGTGAGTTTAGGGGCAATGTGGTAGGCCAATGCGTGGTAAACAGTGGCCTGCTTGAACTGAGTGGAATCCAGCAATGTGGTATCCATGTCAGCAGTTAATATTGAGGGATGTGCCTTTTGGTATGCTTGATACCAACGAACTTTCAGCACTCTGTTGATTTCGGTTTCGCTACGGGCTAATTCTGCATCCCAATCCAATACACCATATTGGTCAATCGTTGGTTCGACCTGTTTGAGGTCGTCAAAAGTTGCATAAGCCATAGCGTGTCCTTCACGAATAATAAGATTGAGAAGTCCTTCTTCTCATGATATATTTAGCAGAGCCAAAAGAAAAGGACCTTTTAACGGGTCCTTTCCAGAGGTCTTGATTAGTGGAGAACTAATTCATAACAGGGTATGGTCACAAACTCTGTTAAATTTATTTACCACGGCTCACTTGATTGATGCTGTTTATGGCACCTGTTGATTGACTACGGTTGATCATGTATGTGCCGTTGTTGGTGATAATGGTCTGTGGTGTAGGCGACACCCAGGCTGCGGCGTTGGCGGGCATTTGACCATTGGCCATACAAGTGCCTGTGCCAGTGCAGACAAACTTATCCAGGGTCCCGCAGGCTGACAAGTTCAAAGCCATTATCACGAGGATCCATGACCTTACCCCAGAATGTCCAAAGCGTGATTTTGTGATGTTTGGCGGCCACATATGAATTAGCAAACTCGCCCAGAGGTGTCCGCACTGGCAGTAGTTTCCTGCTGTGACCTTGCGATTCTGCGGAGTTCTTGGATTCTCGCAATTGCCTCCTTCGCTCGTTGGTGGTGTTTGACTTGTTCACGTTCGTTCAACTGCCTAATATGTTTAGTTAGTTCATTGAAGTTCATTCTGCAGCCTCTGTGTGTTAATCATAGTATAATAATAGCACCGTTTGACTGATTTGTCAATGTGAAAAACAGCCAAAAGAAAAGGGCCTTGTGAGCCCTCTTCTCTAGTTTGCAAAGAAACTACTTTGGATTAAGCAGGATCAACTAATGAGCTGTCTGCAGTGATTTTAACACCGTATAAGTCATAAAGTTCGCCAACACCATAATGGCAACTTGCCACGATGTCGTCACCAACAAACGAAGCACGTCTTTGTGTTTCGATTGTGATATCGCCAATCATTGCTAGGCCTAGTGCATCACGGTGGAACACAGCACCAACATAGTCACCAGCAGTGCCAGTGTTAGCGATGTTGCTGGATTCAAATACTGGAACACCAAATAGTGTGCCAACATAGCCAGTCTGCATTGCTTCGTTCTGGATGATACCAGCATTTGGGTTTGCAAATGTGTTGGTCAATGCTGACTTCAAGTCATAGGCCACATATGGGTTCAATACGCAGGCCAATTGATCGCCTGGCACTGCATTAGCACGAAGACGAGCCACTGCGTTGGCTACTAGAGCCGCTGACATTGCTGTGCTTGCACCGCCTACACCTGTTGCGAAACCTGAGAATAGAGCCAATAGGTCTGTGTCAATCTTTTTAGCGATTGCTTCACCGAATAAACGGCC